TATTCCTCATTTGCAATATTTAAAACTAAAAAATAAACAATGTAAAGTGTTGAATTAAATTAAATAATTGTTTACTATACACGCAAAGGAAATAAATATTATGACTACTAAAATAAATAGTGCTCTTCAAAGTGTACAAAAGTACATGATGGAGAACCCAATTGCGTTATCAGCTGAGAATAAATTTCAAGGCTATAAATACAGAGGGATTAAAGAAGTTATCCAAGCTTTTTCTAAACCATTAGCTGAAAATAACATAATCATTCTGCCACAGAATATTAAAGTATCAACAAAGTTTTTGGAAGATGGCAAAAACACTCTCACAAGAATAACTGGTGAGGTAAGGTTGTACTGTACGCTTGATGGCTCTTATGTCGAAAGATCATATGAAGGACACAGCAAATCTAATCAGGGCAAAGACTTAGAAGCAGCAAAATCTTTTGCTTTCAGAGATGCTTTACTAGAAACTTTTTGTGTGCCATTTGAATCTGTTGTTGAGCCTGAAATGGAAGGCATAGAAAAAGATGATGAGGAGGTAGACGATCACCTGCAAACAGTAAACTCTTTTATTGCCGACCTTGATGGTTTGATTGATCCTGATGATGCTGAAGATGTTTTAAAGAACTATGTTAAAGCAGCAGAACTTTCTGGAGATAGAGAACTTCTTAAGAAGATTAATCTTGAATATATAAGGTTTACTAAAGATGATTAAGCAAGGAACACAAGCTTGGCATGACCAAAGAAAAAGCAGAATTACTGGTACTAGAATACCTAGAGCAGTAAAAGAATGTGCATGGGCTAAAGGAGATCAATGGGAAGCTTTGGGTAGAGATATGTATCGTGGAGATCATAATCTAACACAAGACCCATTCGATCAAAGAGCTATGTATGCCATAACACATGGTAAAAATAGCGAGCCAAAAGCTTTGCAACAACTTAAAGACATGGGTTATCAAATTACACAACCATCATTTGTTGTTCATCCTGAGTATAGCTGGTTAGGAATGTCTCCTGATGGTGTTCTTATCAAAGGAAGAAAAGGTAAAATTTCAGCAGTAGAAATCAAGTGTCCTCAAACTAAACCGGTTTCTAATGTAAGAGATCAAAAAAGAAACTATTGGCATCAAATGCAACTAGGCATGGAGTGTATGGACATAGATGAAATGTTATTTTTTCAATGGTATGAAAACGACAGCCACCAAGAGTGGGTAGAAAGAGACCCTAACTGGGCTGAAAAATATATACCTAAAGCAAAAGAATTTATGGATTGGTATGCCAAAGCATCTAAAGACCCCGAGTTTATAGCTAGATGGTCTGAGGACAAAGAAGAACCCGGAATAAATTATAAAAATGTACAAGAAGATAGTAGTTCATCTGAGCTAACATCTGTCTTAAAAGAGCTAAAGGAGCTTGAAGAGAGGAAAAAAATTCTTGAACCAAGAAAAAAAGAACTCTCATCGATGTTAATAAAAAAACATCGTGGAGCTTTTAGCACGACTAAAGTGAAGTGTCACATGACACAAGCCAAGGGTCGTATCAACTATAGTAGATTGGTTAAAGACCAGAACATACCTTTTGAAACTATCGAAGGATACAGATCAGAAGGAGATTCTAGAATTTATACCAAACTAATGGAGGATAACTAAATGGTTGTAGATAAAACAACTAAAAAATCTATTAGCTCAAGAATTGACGAGCCTGTTTACAATGCTATGACTAAGGTTTCTAAAGACCCTAAGCATAGATTCTTTGACCGAAAGGTTGCTTATATTGTAAATAAGGTTTTAAGTGATTGGGCTGCCAAGGAGGGAAGCTAATATGGCGGATTTTGATAATACTAATCGTGGAGCGATTTGGAAAAGTGTCGATAAAAAGACTGATAAACACCCAGACTTTACTGGGAATATCAATGTAGATGGTAAGGAGTATTGGTTAAATGCTTGGAAACAAGACCCCAAGAAATCTAACGAAAAATCTCCTATACTTAGTTTTAGTGTAAAGTTGAAAGACGATACACAAAGTTCTGCACCTGCTTCAGGTGGGTCAGATAACGATATACCTTTCTAAGGAGGAAATATGGGTAAAATTGTAAACGCTGAAGGGCAAGAAGCCATGAAAACTATCAATTTAAATATTGATGGCGAATTAAGAGAGTATGAAACTGAAGCATTGTCTCAAGAGGCAGTGAATAAACTTAATATTCTTAACTTCCATGCTCAAAACATCATGCCAATTCTCTCAGAGGTTATTAGGCTAGTGCAATTAGGTAATCAAGTGGATCAGGGACAATTAACAAGTCTTCTGCCAAGCAAGTTTACTGTTGTACAAGAAGCTGAAAATCAAGTAGAATCAGATACATCTGATACAGATGGAGAAGATTCTTCTGAGTAAGGCAAATGGATGCAAAACTAGAAAAGAGTCTCTCAGGTTCTGAGAGGCTCTCCTCTTTACAGGGTGAATCATCACTCTCAGGAGTCCCTTGCACTGGTGAAATTTGTTCAACATCTTTTGGTGATCAAGTTTGCACAACATGCGGTAGAACAGAAACAGAAATAGCTAACTGGCATTTTCTTCCAGAAATAGATAGAAAAATAATAAACATTAAAAATGCTGCGGTTGGATATAAAATCAGACAAGTTATAAATCAAGAAAAAAGATGGCAAGAAGTTCAGAAAGCCAAAGCACAAAAGCATTCCAAAAAGACCTAAAGATTGGACAAGAACTTGAACTAAAAGTTCTTAATAAAATTAATCAAAAATATCCGTCTGCTGTTCTTATTCCCGGAAAATTCAAACCATACGACATTTACATACCTGAGAGTAATCTTAAAGTTGAGGTTAAAGCAGATTACAAAAGCCAAGAAACTGGCAACATTATTATAGAAGTTCTTATGTATGACAAACCATCAGCCCTGCTATCAACAGAAGCTGACTATTGGATCATATACACAGGAAAAGAATATCTTTGGACCACACCCAAAAAAATAATACAATGCATTATTATTAACAACATCCGTTGTCAGGAAATTTTAGGAGATGGCGACACTCAAGTTAAGCTTGCTTGTTTGATCCCAATAGAATTATTCAAAGATTGTGTTTGTCACATAACTTGACTTTGTTTGTAATTAGTGTATTCTTTGTATTATGAATTATTTATATGAGGGATTTATGAATAAAAAATATATCTTTAACAATTTCTTTATGGGCTCTTGGAAAGCCGGAAGAATGATACTGGAGGTAAGATCAATAGGACACAAGTGGGTCTGGGTCAAGCCAACAGGCAGGAAGCAATTCAGTAGAATAACTAGAGCAGAGTGGGACCAAATTTCTAGCTCTAAAAGTTTTGAGGAAATCAAAAATGATTAGAGAAAATTATGCAATAAAAATCTACGAAGAAGAAAAAACTAAACTACAAGCTTCCAGAGTAAAAAAATTTTTAGCTATTAAAAAATTAAAAAAACAAATTGATGAGCAAGAAGATAGTCTTAAACAAATTCGTAGTGGTATTTCTAAAACAGAAAATAAAATAAAAATTTGGAAACAAGAAAAAACATGGAAAAGAAGTTGTTATGCTTTATTAAAAAAACATGATTACCTTTGGTTCGATGACACAGATTATGAAAATATAAGCAATATTCATAAAAATTCTTCATGGGATACTATTGTTACAGAATGTGATCTTATGTCTCACTCTTGTACCTTTTGGTTTGGGTCAGACGATTTTGACGATGAAGATGAAAGGGACCCATATTACGATGCACACTACTGCGACTCATGGCAAGAACTACACGCAGCTCTCAAAGAATATGTAAGGATTCGCAGAGATAAAATAATTGATGCGGAACTTGATGCGGAGAAAGCACAATGAAATATGGATTTGAAGGAGTAACTATGGAATATTTCGGAGAAGAAGCTATGCGAGTTGGATCACAGATAGAAGACTGGCTGCAAGAGTTAGCTCATCGTGGTCACACTAAAAAAGATGTTGAAGCTGAAAGAGATAAGGCATACAAGTACTTAAGAATGTCTGGTTTAACTAAATCGACAGCAAGACATTTATTTAACATCTTTTACGGTATAGAAGAATAATATGATTTTTGGATGCCCAGCGGTTTTGTTTTTAAGATTTCGTATTCCGCTCATTGAGGGTCTGGCTCTCCCAAGAAGGCAAAACGAGCCCAGTTCATGGTTGTCTCTATACAACCTTTTTGCGTGAGGGTGGCTCACTTGCGAACAAAACGAGCCATTTAAATTATGAAGACTTGGGAAAACACAATTAAAGAATATTACAGATTCAAAAATATAGGTAAGAACGACTATACCTATAAGAAATATTTCGATGGCTTATTTAGTGGTTGGGATATAAACAAGATTACAAAAGAACACATAGCGAAAGCTAGGTCAGGCATAAAAGGAAAACCCGGCACAGTGAATCGTTATTTAAGTTACTTCAGGGCAATACTTATGTATGCTTATGAAGAGCTAGGCTGGTTGGACTCCAAGCCAATTGTTAAGAGAGTTAGGGAAAAAGGCAACTCCCATAAGTATTTCTCTAAAGAAGATATTGATAGGTTGGTTTCGACCTTACCGAAACACCTCGTGCAACCTTTTATCTTCTCTCTTTTGACTGGGGTGAGGATGTCCAACTGCTTTAGCCTGCAATGGGAAAATGTTAAAGAAAACCAAATAGCCATACCTGCTGAAGAGACTAAAAACGGAAAACCCTTATGTATTCCATTAAACTCTAAATGCAAACAGTTACTAAACAGTATAGAAAAAACCAGTCCATATGTATTCACTTACGCTGGCAGAAGAATAAGGAAAGCATCAAACACTGGCTGGTATAATGCATTAAAAAAATGTGGGCTAGAAGGTTTTAGATGGCATGACATAAGGCACACTTGGGCTACTCATCATGTTATGAATGGTACACCATTACATACTTTGCAACATCTTGGTGGTTGGTCAGACTTTAATATAGTTAATAGGTATGCTCACCTATCACAAGACTATTTAAACGATGCTTGTGAGAACAGTAATAGTTTGATATCTTAGATTTATTCATAATTTTTTAACCTTTTTGCAGGGCTAGTGAATCAGTTTTATTATTCCCCTCATTCTAGTTAAGTTGTTAACTGGTCCTGCTTTCTACCTTCCTTCCTTAATAGCATCTCTGTAAACTTTGTTGAACTCTTTCATAATTTCAATTTCTTCTTGTTCAAGATCATTATAAATTTCATAATATTTCTTACGATTTTTTTCGTAGTAATCTTCTTTAGCAATTTCTTGTAGTTTTTTTATTTCTTTTAGTTGTTTTTCTGTAGCTGCAAGCAAACTATTGTTCCCATACCTTTTTGTTGCGTAAGCATTAAAAGTGTTGCCTAAACTTTCTAATGGGAAGTTAATTCTATCTAAAAATTCTTCTGGCTCCTCTGATGGGTCAAGCGATTCCATAAGTTTTCTATATGCGTTCTCTGCCCTCTCAACTTCTGCTGCATTTTCGTAAAAGTATTCAACATCTATTCTATCATTTGCTTGAGTTGTAATTCTTCTAAGGACTGGTATCTGCCTTATTTCAGGTCTGTCTGGATTAGTAGCAAAATTCCATGTTCTTCTAACAGTTCGACCCAAACCCCCAAAACCCTGATCAAACAGATAAACAAATGGTGCTGGATCAATATCAACCTCACCTGCATAAAATTCATTACCACCGGTAGCATCATTAATTGTTCTTGTAATGCCTCGTATAAACTCAGGAACTTTTTTATTTTCTCTATAAGATTTAGGTGTTGTGTCATTAAAGTATGGTTCATAGTAAATAGGTGATCCAAAGTGATCTCTGTTTATCATTAGCTCTCCGGCTGGTTTGGCTAATGATGGTAGTGCTGATACTGCAATATTTTCAAAAAAGTTTCCTTCTGTAGCATAAGGTATTGGAGAGAAGTTGTGCATTAAAGAGTGTGCAAACTCTTTAGCAGCATCTGAAACATCATAATCATAGTTATCTAGTTCTTTAGCAAGCAATAATTCTGTAGATATTCTTGAAACATTGGCAAAGAAAGCATATCCATAAGGCATTGGTATGCTTAAACCAATTTCTTTTTTATTGCCGTTTGAGTCTACAGTAAAATATTTACTACCAGCTCCCCAAGACTCAACACTTAATTCTCCTTTACCATCAACTTCGACACCGGGTAACATGAAAATAAATTTTGTTTGTTTCTCCCAATCAGGTATTTTGTGATACATGTTTCTGCCATCATCATCTTCATCGGCAGTTAAAAGATTGTACATAGCAGCCAAAGAAGCTACTCCCATCATTCCAATAATTGCTTTACCTTTTCTTGAAGCGTAAAAATTTCTGTCCAGCGGATTGACTCCTCTGAATGTGTTGACTGTTCCTTGGATACTAGCATTGAAGAACATATAAAGGGCATTAGCTGTAGGTCCCATGGTTCCCATTCTGTTAAAGTTAACTGTTAAGTTTTTAGAAAGGGCAGCTGCTCTTTCAAATATAGCTGGACTTGCATTATCAATCCCACCCATTAGTTCAACATAACCTTGGAATGCTGTAAACCTAGCTGCATTTTCAATACCCATATTATATCTTTCTATAAATTTGAATATTTTATTTGTTCCTTGTTTGAGGTTCCCTTTAAATGTGCCTTGATACATTTCCATCATGTCTTGCAGTTCGTCTGTCAGCTTGTCAACTGTTCTTGATTCAATGTAACCAGTTTCACCGCCATATTTTTTAAACATTGTTAGCATCATCTGCAATTTTATTTTTTCGGGTGTTACTTGATTCTTTTGACTAAAAGAAAAAGCAGAGTATTTTTTTTCTAATTCAGTAATTTTTTCTGGTGTGAACTCTGAGTCTTCTAAGTTTCTAATTTCTTTAGCTAAATCTAAAGGCAGATTTAAAGCTCTATTATTTTCAAACCTAATAAGCTGTTTTGCATTATTAAGAATATTAACACTTGTGTAATATTTGTTAGCTATTTCTAAGCCTCTTGCTCTGCCGCCTTCTATTTCTTCTTCTGCCAGCAAATTATAAAAACCTGTTTGTACATCACGAAGGAAGTTATTGATCATAAATGTTGGGTCAAGAGATGTATTAACCATAGAAAGCCATCTAGTTCCAGCTCTCATGCCAGTCATAAATGCTCCAGAAACACTGGTATCAAAATTATCGAAACCCTTGGCTAGCAATTTGTCATAGATTTCTACATATTTTTGCTCCCCATTTTCTCTAAAACCAACCCTTGAATATCCTTTTGTTTCATCCCACTTAGAGCCTACAATAAGATCACCCACATCTTCTGAAACACTATACATTTTGCTAGGAAAAGCTCTAGCAAGTTCAGCTAATGATTTAATTACTCTGTTTTTTTCTGCTTGTATAGCTGCTGATGATGCTTGTACTACTGATTGTTGTAAAGGTGCTGCTGCTATAGACTCTCTTCCCTTAGCTTCTTTGACTAATGATCCCGCAACAGTCATTTGACTATTGATTAAACCGCTTTTTGATTGTTTCCTTGTTATTTCTCTTCCCGTTTTAGGGTCAATGAGAGTGTCTTCGGCAAAACCTTGTAAAGGAACATAGTACTTGTACCTTGCATTCCACTCTTGAACAGCTTGCTCTGTTTCTAAACCACTATCAGTCATTATTTTTCTGGTGTAGTCCATCATAGGCTTATGGTACCTATTAAATGCTTCTAATAAGTTTTTACCTTTTGTTAGAGAGCCTCTTGCTTCCATAGTGTTCAAATCAAATATAACACCATATTTTTTTAATGTAGCTACAGCTTGAGCTGTTGATATTCCTGAACCTGTTTCAGCTTTTTTAATTTTGTTTTTTAATGTTGTTACTTTTCTTCTAGCATTAGCTAATGTTTGTTTAGTTGATAATCTGCTTTTTTCTAGTTCGGCAAGTTCTTGCTCTGCTTTATTTAAATCTTCAGCAAACTTAGTAGGCAAGTAAGCATTTCTTTCAGGAGCATGTAAATTATAAATAAAGTGATTGTATTCTGTTTCAGTTATGCCTTTTGATTGTAAAAAGTCTATCAAAGGCTCAAAATGATCTTCTCTAATATTTCTTAATAAATCTTTTATTCTGCCAGAAAATATATCTGTTTGAGTGGTAACTCGCCAGTCTCTTTTACTTGTATCAACACCAAGCTCTTTAAGTCTTTTTAAAACTTCTCTTTCCCCAAATTGTTCTATAAGGTTTTCTTCTATAGTCCATATTCTGCCAAACTTATTAGCAACCGTAATGTTAAGTTTTTCCATTTCTCTAGCGAAAAATGTCATTTCTTTAAGTGAAAAGTTTTCGTCTGGGTCTGGTCCTCCCGGTGGAGGTGGTGGAGTTGGCGGTAAATTATCTAAAGACTCTTCTATTAGAAGCTGTTGATCTGATGGTAATGGGGAGACCTCTCTTTTTAAACTTGGTCCGCCTTGTCCTGTGGTTGGGAAGGCTCCATCGATTCCTGTGTCATAGTCTCCTGCTCTGTATTTGTCGAAGATTGCATCAACCTTTGCCCTGATACGAACAAGCCCCTTTTGTATGCTTTTGTTTTCGAGTCTGCCTTTGAGATATTCAGTTCCATCTGGTTTTTCTTTCCAATTATTAATTAGATACTGTGTATTGTATCGTATGTCATGAGTAATGTCAGCTTTTGCACCTTCTAACCCAACACTCTCTAAGGCTGATTCTATTTTTTCATTAAAGTTTTCAACAACCTGCCCTTTAAATTTAAAATTAATAATACCAATTTCATTAGCACTTAACTGAGTAAACCCATCGATGCCCTGTTTTCTTAGAGCTTCGTTTAATTGTTTTCTTAAAACATCATTGAGATCAATAGGAGCATTTGTTTTTGAGTCTACGAAAGAAACTTCAGTACCAAAATTAACAGCCTCATTGGTCATATCGTTTATTTCTTGCTCACTTATGTTTTCATTAGCAACGAAATAAGGGACAGCATCCTGTCTAAAGACATAACCCCATGCTCTTAAGAAATCATCAGCATAAGATAAATCAATACTACTAAACTGTTGTTCACCCTGAACTTTTTCTAATAGCAAACTAGTTACTATATTAGGATTAATCTCACCATTATAAGCTCCGAAGCTATGTGAGAACTTGTAGAGACCTGTGCCCGGGAATAGGTCCATGATCATATTCTTGCCTTTAGATGTTGTTATAGCTTCAAGTAAATCTCTAGTCATCATGGCTTTAGCTTTTGGATTTAATTTTTCCCCGAATTTGAACTCAGGAAGTGATGGGGTTGGAATTACTTCTGTTGTTGCTGTTGCACTGGCTTTATTTATAAATGTTTCATAACCAACATATTCTGCTGGTTTGCCTTTAGCTTGTAATTCTTTGTTTCTTGCATAGGTCCAAAGAACAGCTTGCATCTCCATTGGAGTAAGATTGTCATTGTTCTTTTCATTGTAAAGTTTTGTAGCTTCTTGAATTACAGCTGTACCATATCTGTGATTAGCTAATTTATTTTGTAATTTATCAAAGCCTAGCAATTTGAACATCCAAGTGTCCATAGTTACTGCATCAGGGTTTTTGCCTGTAAGGTTTTCATAGAAACTTTGCAGTTTGAAACCCACCCCCGGAAGTTTCTGACCAAAGTCTTGTGCTGCTAAAGCTTCTGCAGCAAACTCACCAGCTTCTGGCTGGAAGCCGGGCAGTGGATCACCATTTTTTGCTAGGGCAACTAATGATCTTAGTGTATATGCTAGGTTAGTTTCTACTGGAGTTTGAGAAGAGTATACTGTCAATAGTCTAAGAACATCTTCTTTTAGTTTAGCATTGCCTCTGGTTAGATTATCTATTTCATCATTAACATTCTTATACCAGTTTCTACTTTGATCTATAAGTGATAATGGATTTTCTGCTAGCTTAACTAAATCTTTTGCTAATTTATTAAAATCTTTTTGAGTGTTTCTAAAAGAACCATCTGCATTTTTTGGTGAGCCTGAAAATGTTTTAGTTGTTTCGGCTAGCTTGAGTTGTCCGATTGGGACATAGTTGCTTGCAGCGGAGTCTTTCTTTGGAATTTGAACACTGTCTCTTTGTCTTTCAGTAGTTCTCTCCACTCTTCGATAGGCTGCTTCTGGTCCAAAGACTTCTGCAATATCTCTTCCAGCTGTTCTTCTGGTGTATATTTGAGAATCTGCATCGGAACGACTTGATTGAAAAGCATCTCGTATTCGGAGACCAAGCGTTGCAAGTTTGTTATCAGTGGTTGCATTATTTATATCTTCTATTAATTTTAAGGTTCTTGGAGCATAGTTTTTAAGAATCCTACGATTAGTATAATACAAACCATAAGCTTGTGCGAATAATTCTGACTTAAGAAAAGTTTCAATATCATCATCATAGATTTCTGTTCTCCCCATGTTGATTTCTGCTAGATATTTATCAAAAGGATAGGATAGCAGTCTTCCTCCTAATGGGCTTTGGTTTGGTCCTGTTCTTGAAACTAAGTAAAGATTAAAAAGTTCTTTAAATATTTGACCACCTGTTGTGAATTTATGATTTATAACATTATCAATGTCTAGCCTTCTCATGACCCCTGCCATGCTAAGATCAGGGTCAAGACCATTATTTTCAGCTATTTTTGAAAACTCAGCATCAATGTCAATGCTTTCAAACAGTGGAGATGTAGCTGCAAAGCTTTCTTGTTCAGCTATATAATCTATTGCATGAGCCATTTCATGGGCTAGTGTCTGTTGTAGATCAGCCCTAGATGCAGTAATGTAATCTAATACATCTTGAGGGGGGTTATTAATATCAAGGTCTGGTTGTATATTTTTTTTATATTTTTTTAAATCTAAAATAATTGAAGGGCTTAAAAGAACAGTTTGTGAATTAAGTTTATATTGTCCAAGATATTCTGAAACACTACCTTTTTCTGTTCCCCCTACTCCTAGAAAAGGAATTAATCTAAAAACTTGTTCAGGCATTCCTTGTTTAGTTAAGTTGTCTATAACTTCTGCTATAACAATAGATTCTTCTTCAGTAAGGTCCCTTACATTCGCTGTGAAAGCTGAACCACTTAAATCTTGTATCGATAAATCGGCAGAAAGTTCTTCTGGTAAAACCTTTTCAAAATCTGGCGTGTTGTTACCCGTGTAAAAAGCAATTTTGAAATTTTCTTTATCAAATAATAATGGTCTTAGTATTTCATTTTGAACTCTTTCAATGTCTCTAGGGTCTGTTTCTTGTTTTATTTGATCTTCTATGCTCTCCGGTCTGTCTCTTATGGCTTCAACAGTAGACATATGAGATGTGTTCAGGTCTCCATCGTCATACAATTCTCCTTTATAATCAGTGCCATAAGTTTTTATCTGTAAGGTTTGCTCTTCAGTTTTAGGAACATTCTTATTAATATAATCAACTAAAGTTTTTCTGTCTGTTTCTAACTGTTCAACTTTTTCTGGACTTTTTTCTTTAGCAGCTTCTATTTGATTATTGTATTGAACTATTCTTTCTTCGACTTTATTGTTGAAATCATTAACATTTAATATGTTATCATCTTGCATGATGTTCATAACTTTTCTTGCTTGCTCAACAGATTCAACTGGATCAAAGTCTTCAGTTGCAAATTCTGAAGCATATTCTCTTACTAGTGTTTTTTCAGCCTCAGTAAGGTCTTCTTGAACAAGGTCTCTAGCTAAAATTCTTTCAGCAAAATATTCATCTGGCAATATTTCAGGATTCTTAAGGTAGTATGACTGTCTTGTTGGAGCTAAGTATTGCTCAGGAGACATATTATAAAAATCTTTTGGTCCCTCTTCAGGTGTTTCTGTGCCCACCATTGATTTTGATGGGTCTAAAAGACCAGATTTAAAAACATATTGATAAGTATCATCGAGAGCTTTAAACTGTGCTTCTGATCTGTTTATTATAAGATTTAGTTCTCTAGCTATTTGTCTTGATACATTTTTATCAAAAGTGTTCAGAACATTTTTTTGTATGTCGGGTCCAAATGCTGCTACACCTTGTGCTGACACCATACCGCCAGAACTAACTAATGATGATATGGTTGTCATGTAAGCATTATCTACCATAACTTCATACCATTCTGGACCATCGTATTCTGGGTTATCTTTGTTTGCTAAAGCTACTGCAAGTTCTGTTTGAACTCCGCCTATAAGTTTATTAGTTTCTTGTAAAAAAGTATTAGCATTTTCCGCAACAGTATTTTTAAACGATGTTTCGGCTCCATCTCTAGCAAATTCTTGTAGTGAGCTGCCATGAGTCTTCCAATATTTTTTCATTGTTTTAGTAACAAATGGCAGAGGAGCTAACTCAGTACCAACCTCAAATGCAGCATTCATGCCAGATACTCGCATAGCATCTCTGTGAGATAGTCCTGACATTCTAGCCTCTCTATAAGAAGCACCTCTTTCCATGTAGCCAAATACTGGTAGCATTGCATACATCCAAGTAGGGTTTTTAGTTGCTAGAGTTAAGGCAAAGCTCGAACCCTGAATACCAAAAGATGTAACACCACCTGAAACAGCTCTAGCAGTTTTGCCTAAACCTTGAGTATTTTTTTCTATTTTTTTTTGTTCTGCTTCCCATTTATCATAATTTTTATCTAAAGCATTTAAATAGTTATTAACATAATTTATTTTTTCTACTTGAGGCAAAGCGTTGAAAGTATCTTTTTTTTCTTGTTGATAGTCTCGCATAAACTTAGTTTCTTGCGGTACAAATAACCTACCAGCTGCACCTTCACCGAAAGTTGTTCCAAAGCCTAATGGTTTGCGTGGAGATATTTGTCCAGTTTCTACAAGAGCTTCTTCTTCAATTTTTTCAAACTCGTTGTCAAGAATGGCTTGTGATATGGTGCTTGGAATATTTTTAATACCTGAAACAAAACCTTGAATTAATTGTCCCTTTGATGAAGCAGAAACCCCTGCACCTAGTTCTCCGAGAAAACTTTTTGGGGCATAAGAAGTTTCTCTGGCTTTCTGCTCTTCTAGAAAATCATTAACAAAATCTTCTTCATTAAGTTTAGGTTGAACAACCTCTGGTTCTTTTTCTGTCAGACCTAAAGCTTCGTCTGCAAGCTTCTTCTTCTCATCTTCTGGTAAGAGTGAGAATGGGTCTGTAAGTGTAAATCTTGAATCTGCCACATTGTTACCTTAGCAAAGGATATTTAGACAATAAGTCTAATATTGCCTGATCTGACAATTCTCCTAGTCCTCTGTTTCTTGCTGCTATTCTTGCCGCAGCTATGTAATTATCTATATCAGCAGCATCTATTTGTGGATTACTATTTTTAATTTGCGGCAAAACAGAATCTAAAGAATCGGTTCTACTTACTGAAATTCCACCAATATTATATGTTTGTTGTACTCTTGTTTCTGTTTTTGTTTTTTCAAATGGTGTGCCTGCTTTTAGTCCATTTGATATTTCTTCTATGCTTGGAACATTTTGATCAACTAGTGATTGCCTGACAGACTTAATTGGTACATTGTTTTCATCTCTTTTGAATCTGTAATAAATTTGCCCATCTTCGGCATCGATACCAAGGTCTTCTGCTTCAGAGGCAGTGAGCACATCAACATCATCTAAAAAGTTATATTTAGAATTTAATTTAGCAATTGATTCACTTTCTTTACCTGCATCAGAACCACCAATAGAGACTATTTCTCTATTCAATTGAGAGTCCATTGCTAGTAGTTGGGCAAATCTGTTTGATAAAACACCAAATGTCTCAATGGCTTTATTGTTAATGTTTGTTAATTCTCTTGGGTCTGTTTCATATAGGTTTTTTCTTCTTTCATTCACATCAGCTGCAACTTGAAAAACTGCAACATTATTTGGATTTAATGCATTTTGTATTATAGCTCTAGAGGATGATGCTGTGTCCATTAAATCATTTAGAGAAATTGAGAAGGCATCTGTAGATTCTAATGATTCACTTATGACAGCTCTTGTTGAATCTGGGATATATGATAGTGCTTCAGTACCATCGTCAAGACTAAATGTTGCTTTAAGTAAAACATTGCCACCTGATCTTTCTGAGCCTGAAACAGCTTCTAAAGAATTAAAATCTATATTTAAACCCGTTATTTTTGCTTTACTTCCGTCTGATTTTTTAAATGTTTTTCCAATAAATTCATTTTTTCTTATATCGAGCATTTTGTTTAGTTCTGTGTTGTAGTCACCAAAATTAACATTTTCTAATCCTCCATCAGATTGCAATGCTTGAAATAAAGGTTCCAGTGCTATCATGTTTTTTGCATAGTCTTTATCTAACATTGAAAGAAGGTCTACTGAACCTGCTCTGTCTAAAGTATTAGCTTGTTCTGCAAAACCATTTATAACTAAATCATAAGCTGATGTTCCTTTTGATTCCATAAAAGTTTTATCGTTTGCATGTACCATCAAACCGTTCAATATATCTAAAGAAGTTCTAGCATTGTCATAGTCTTGTTGATTAGTAATCCCTTTCCTTTTTATAATGTTATCCATCTCAACATTCTCATTAGATAATTCAATATTTCTTAAGTTTGCTTGTGAAGTAGCATCAGAAGTTGCCAGCCTTTCACGATAGCCCTCTAATTCAATATCAATTGTATCTGACTGTTGACCCCTTAACCTTGTTGTTGCTTGAGATGATTCTATTTGTGCCTGTTGAGCTCTTAATGTTGATATATCTCCAGCCTCTCTAACAGTAGTGCCTTCAGCAAATTGTCCAGCTAAGTCTGGATCAACATTAGCTATATCTTGTGTAACTTCTGCTTCTCTATCTTTTGAAAGCTCTTGTTCTTCTTTTAAAAGGTTAAGCCTATCCATGCTTAACATGACACTTAAGCTATCATTAAATCCTTTACCAAAACTCATCCGAATAACTTCCCTATTAAAAACCCAATAACTGCACCGGGAACACCGCCAACAGCAGTACCAGCCCCAACATAAGCTCCAACCGCAGTCATAGTCCCTGTTGTTTGGGCTTGAGCTGCTTTTCTTTGTTGATAAAGTTGTTCTTCAGCAATATCTTGTTGTGCTTCTAATCCAGCTGCTTGAGTCAATCCTGACATAGCTTGTTTTTTTTGTAGAGCTCCAACTCCTAATAATCCTTTAGCCACCTAATGCACTCCTTTCATTCATTGCACTTCCAAGACCACCGGAAAGTACATCTGATCTTCTTTGTTCTGATCTTATTCTAGCAAAATTTCTAGCTGCAACTAAAGCTGAAGTTTCTGATCTTCTAAAATCGTTACCTGATTCTGGTCTTAATGCTAATCCAAAACCAGACATTCTTCTGCCTTCTTGTCCTCTAACATTTGAGTATTGTCTAGCTACTGCTCTTTGAGCTCTACCTATTTCTTCTTGTTGCAATTCTCCAAAACCTGTGGTCATTTGCTCTATTAAGTCTTGTTCTACTGGAAAGAATCTATTTAAATAGTCCTGAAACTCAGCTTCGTAAAGATCAGCTAAAGTATCTTGAGCAGATTGATCACCTTGTCTATATGGGTTGACATAAGTATTTTGACCTTGGAACAAACCTCCGCCTTGTGTGTAGAATGCCATTAATTATCTCCCATACTAGACAAACCTATGCCTGTGCCAATTGCTGTTCCTATAGTTTGGCTTCTAGAAAGGTCTCCAGCTAAGGCTGATCTTGCTCTTGCCGCAGCTATTCCTTGTGCTTGCTTACCAATATCTCCTAAGCCCTGTATAGCATCTCCTGCTTGACCTTGACCCATAGCAATAATATTTTGCATGCCTTGATAATATCTATCAACTTGTGATGATAAACCCTGAGCTAAAGCATCTGATTGACCTCTTGCCTGTGTTCTTGCCATTTCTTCTGACCTAGCCTGAAACTGACCGCTCATAGGGTCCATACCTCTTTGGAATGCCATGCTCTGCATATTTTTTGCTGCTGCTTGAAATTGTGGTTGAGTTGCTGCATTGACGAAACCTGAGACAGTATCGAATGCAGATTGATCCATCATACTATAAACATCACTTATATATTGATTTTCTAATGGGACATAGTACTGTTGATAAAGATTAAATCTTCGTGCAGCTATTGAGGCTAAAGCCTTTTGTGATGCTGTATCTTTTATTGTTGTTGATCCACTTCCACCGAATGACATTATATTTTTTTCTCCACTACATATAGTTTAGTTTCATAGTCTATTGATTCCAACGCTTTGGCTAGTTTTTTATGCGGTGTCCAGAACTCAATTTTATTACAACCTCGTTCTTTTGCCATTTGCTCTATATGAGACATATACTTACTAGCTGCTCCGCCTCTTTTATCATACGCAATCCAAATCAAAAATGATTTAGTTGGCATAAAAATATTAGGCTTTTCTTGTAAAATAATAAAACTTTCACAAGGTTCTTCGTCTATATCAATATACAACTCTGCTACATTATTAAGTAGTGCTGCATAAATGTCTTCTGGTTTCCAGTCCGGGTTGGAAGTATTTTTTATTTCCCAAATACCCTGAGCTATTAAATCCCAGTAAACCCTTACATCTACTTTAGTTAGCATTGTTTGTAAGATACCATTTTTTGCATAATGTATCAAAAAATTTACTCTGGTTCAGGAGTAGGTGTTGGTATACTAATATCTGGCATCGGTTGATCACCAGCATAGCCGGGTGGGTTAGGAAAATTTATAACATCATCTTCTTCAGAATATGTCCCTACATTTTCTGGAAAATCTCTGAGAGCCTGTCTATATGTAGCCCATAAAGTTTTATCTTCATCTGAAAGTGGGCTATCAACAGCTTGGGTCCAATCACATCTAGCCAGAGCTAAGTCTCTTTGTTTTCTTAAATCCTGCATAAATGTGCCGGTTCTTAATCTAAACTTTCTCATTATTGTCCCTTAGTTATCCTCATAACTTGTAAAAAATTATTATCAACAAAAGCATTGTTAGTTAAACCATTATTCTCTTTAACAAAAACTCTTACTTGAAATGATTCATCTTTTGCTGCTGTGAAAACAGTTGCAACCGTAAAACCCATACCTCTTTCTGCATAAAGTCTCATAGTCTTTGAAGTGTTCATGGTGCTATTAGTATTACTATAGACTTGCATTAATATGTCTGCTCCATCATCTCCTGCTATGTTTTCATCAGGATCAGCCAAGTTACCAGAATAAAATGCTGAATAAACTCCTGCCTCTCCTGCAACAAAAGAAGACTGGTTTCCACCACCAGAAGTACCAAAGCTTATTACTTCTACATAAGAACCACCTTCTCCAGAAGCACCAATTGTTACTGATCCTCTGGCAAATGTTTTAAAAGCACCTGCAGCTTTAGTAGCAAGTTGACCTTGATTAACACCATTTGATTTTATTATTAGATTACCGCTGCCATCTGTGTCTATTGTGACATTGTCTATTTTTATAGAATCTGCTGAAAGTTCTCCTGTAACTACATTTTCTAGGTTGGCAAAAGTTCCAGTTAGATTAGTTACATCTAAGTTACCAGTGACAGTAGAAGCAAAAGTTGCAAAAGAGCCTGTCAGTTTATCAACAGCTAGGTCTTGTATCTTTGCACTTGTTACAGCTAAATTAGTTATGTCAGTTGTGCCAACAGTTACAGTAGAAGCAAAAACACCATTATCATCTTGAAATGATCCGGCTATTCCATTTTTATTAACATGCCTAACCCAATAATATTTAGTTACTCCATTTCCTGTTCTGTGATTAAAGATAGTAGAAGATGTTTGCCCTAAGAAAACTTTGGTAGCAAAGTTATCAGAGTTGTTTACCCAAACCTCTGTATGTGAATGACCTGCATAAAGAGGTCTATTAAAAGAAACTACAATGTTTTGAAAAGCACCTGAAGCAGTTACTCCTGTTGGAATGCTTGCAGAGTCAACTCCTTGATCTATGGTTCCCAAGAAACCAGCACCAGCTGATCCTGAGCTTACTGTTACAGTATTTTTTTTAGCTAGACCAGATGCAATTAAATCATTGAAGGTTACTGCTTTGTCTAAAACATTTCCCTTTTCCCCGGTGAGCTGCTGTATGTTGTCTATTATATGTTGAGCAAATCTTTTACCTTCTGGGCTAAAATCTTTAGGTACAGGGAATGTTCCTTTAGCTCCTTGTCTTTTTCTTTTTTTGTTAAGTAACTGATTTGCCACTAGGTAATCTCCCGTGCACTTTCATAAACACAAACTTCGTTTATGGTATCTGTACCCTCCAACTGGACCTCAAACTCTTTTGCTCTATAGCCACCCGGTAATCTAAATACATCACCATTGGCAACTGTTTGTGTATGTTTAAGAGTTCCATCTGCAAAAAGTTTAAAGGTTAAGCTGTTATAAGAATCTGCATCTACTTTTGCTACACCGGGAGATAGAGGTCTGTTTGAAAAAAATTGTTTTGACTTCCAAGTGTATGCTCTTCGTGTTGCATTGTTAGAGAATGTTTTTAGAACTCCATCTATAACTAAATATAAAATATCATTTTCTCTATCGTTGTAACCTGCATGTGCATAAAAATCTAGATTAACAAAGGCATTAGCCCCGCCTCTTGGATCAAAAATAAATCCCTTCTTGGTATTATTGTTAGAACCATCATAAGTAAATCCTATGTATTTGCCTTCGTACTCATAACCTTCAATATTCTCTGGATAATATTCTTGCCACTGATCTCTGGTAAATATCTGTTGTGTAATTAGTTGGATTCCTGATGCAGATGCTAAAACCAAACCATCTGGAGAGGAATAGATAGCATATTCACCCATATCAACTAATGATTTTTTATTGGCATTTGGCAAGTTAGCATCAATCTCCACTATAGCAATAGCACTTGGATCAGTGCCTGATGCCATAAGAGGTTTTCCTTTGGTTGTTACTAGTAAACCAGAAGCTATTGAAGCTATAGCAACTATGTCATCTTTGGTTGTTAGTTGGTTAGCAAGTGGATATGAGTGCGGTAGGTAAGCCTCACTAAATAGCAAAGTATTGCCTGAGAAGCCTGCTGTAATACCATTTGGCAGAGAAGTTATGCCAATCATAGGTCCATCAGGATGATCTGATGAAGTTGTGTCTGGTGGTGCTAGGTTGTCTGCGGACTCTATTTCTTCTCCGAGCAAATCGTCTAGGACATCTTCTGTTATGTTTCCTGCTGATGTCCCAGCCACATCTTTTACAAATCTAAAGACACCATTAACATCAGTTCTATATATTCTTCTTTTCGCTATATTATAATTTCCACTACTCGCTGCTGGCAAAGCTAATGTAACTGTAGCTCCATTTGAGGCATCAACAATTTCATTAGATGTAACTGCTGACGGTGGTCCTTCTTCCCCGAAGGCAGTGATCTCAGTATAAATATATGCCCTTGAAGATACTGCTGCACCTGCATCTGCTGTACCATTGTTGACACTAGGTGCTGATGTAAATGCTGCTGGGGTTGGTAAACCCAATATAAATGAAGATGCTGGATAAGGACCTGAGCCATTGACTAGTGTGCTTCTTGGTCCATACTTAGGATCAACTCCGTTTTGTGTAAAATAAAATCTATTCTGTGGGTCTTCTTTTATCGGGCTTTTTATAATATCAACATCGCCTGTAAATGTTAACCAGTTAGAGCTAGTGATCTGAAATACTGTTCTGGTGTTTGCATCTATATGTGATGCCGGATGAGAGCTTGGTTCTGAAGAATGATTTGTATCGCTTTTTAACCCTTCTAGTCTGCCAGAATCTAAGAATGAGTTTTGTGTATCTTGGGCAACAGTATCAGGCAGGAGTCTTGGAGACACCTTTTTGTTAAGACCACTAAATGTGTTAATTTTAAATCCAGCCATTTCATTTTTCTCTTGATACACCTTTTGTCTTTTCCCAAGACCTTAAGCCGCCAAGACCTAGCATACCCATAAGTATAGTAGATAATTGGCTAAATTCGAACTCAGGAAGAGAAACTCCCGGTGCATAAATGTTTATAATTAGTCCTAATACAGGTGCAAGTATAAAGTGATAAGCTAGTGCTACTCCGCAGCACCAGCCTACAAAAGGTCTCCAGCCACTAACAAAAATTGACTGATGATTTGCCTCAATTTTATTAACTTCAAGTTGAGCCATGTTAGCTCTATGAAGTTCAGTTTTTAGTTCGTGAGCGAGTTTTTCTTTTAAATCTTTATCTTGGACAAACTTATCCAGTATACCGGAAACTGGTCCAATTAAAGATTCTATCATTATGCCCAGATTGCATCGCAGACAGAAACCACAAGTGCATCTTCACCTGAGTAGTCTGTAGCATCTCCGCCATCTGATTCAAATTTTGATAAATGTTTTACTCTTGTTGCAACCACTGGAAGATCATTGTCATTTGGATCATCTATGGTGTCCTCATAAACTACCATGACATTTTCATGGGCAGCATTATGAGTATCTTCTGCTGATGAATCAGCTGGAGGATAAACCTCTAATCGTTGTACATTTGTGTTTTTAGTAATAGCCATAATAGAATTATTCTAACCCACCTTTTCAGGTTCTACAATAATTTTTCCATGTTCATTTGTTAACACTGAATCATGTATTTCTTTATCTTGTCTTTCGCCTATAACTAACCAAGATACTTCAGCATTTGAATCTGGGTTTTGACAGTCAATGATAAGTTGTGAACCCATAACTTTAGCTCTTACAGCATCCCATGTTTCTGAGTTGTTAACAAATGCTTGTATATCTCTGTTAAGGGCTAAGAATGTGCCAGCTGTCATATTAAACCAATCATCTAGGTCAATTGTAGTTCTGCCATTTTCAAGTTTAACAACACCTCTATATAGGTTATCAGCTTGTGGTCCCTCTACAAATGAGTGAACTAAATGATGTGTGTCTGGTTTAAGTGGGTGATCTATCTTGAATGAACCTGATGATTTGGATAGTGAGCCATGAACTGTTACACCATCATCTGCAATAGTCATAACTTTATTGATTCCAAATGGGTCTGTTATTTCATCTGCTTCAGAAGTTACATAAAACTCCATGAAGCCTGAATTGTTTTCTGACCCATTAGCTACTACCCTTATTGACCCACAAGCTTTATTGCCACTATCAAACCATTGAATACTACCCTTAGTTGCTGTTGTACTAGATGTTGTTTGGTTAAATTGTAATTTAGCACTATTAGGTTGTGTAATAATAACTGGTGTAGAGACAGCTGTAATGCCATCATTTTTTACTTGAAACCTATTTGAACCACCAGTATTAAATTGTATAGTGTCAGTAGAAAATTGAACACTCGTGTCAGTATCACCAGTATGATAAATGTAACCTGCAACAGATAATGAATTTATATTGACTAGGTTTCTACTACTATCAACGATATATGTGCCATTTAGCTGATAACCTGAACTATTAACAAAACCTGATGCTGCATATATATTACCTGCGACATGAAGCTTTTGGCTTGGTGAATTAGTTGATATGCCTACGTTACCTGAACTGTCTATTCTGGCTCTTTCTGCACCACCAGCTTGGAAGAATAAATTATCTCCTACTGAACCTAAAGTAACCTTATAGTCTGCTGTTGTGCTAGGGTCTTGAAACTCCATAGCTGATTTTGTTGTACTAGCACCACCTATAATCCTAACTGGTAAATTATCACCAGAACCCCCTTGTACTGTGAATCTTCGTGCAGGTGAAGCAGTATTAATACCAACGTTAGCACCACCAAGATTTAAGCCTGAAGAAGTTGTTTCAATAAACGAATGAACTGCACCATTTTTACCAAAGGTTATTTGTTTAGCACTAGATGTATCGTCTCTAGCAAGGTTTAAATAACCTCTAGATAATTCAAATGAGTTTGCATCTGCTGGTGTGCCACCTATTCCTACTTGTGCAGTTATGCCACCTAATAGTGAGCCTGAAGAATTAATACGAGCTTTTTCACCACTCATATCAAATCTAATATCTCCACCTACAGAAAATATATTGGTGTAATCATTAGTGCTATCCCATTGAATACCACCTCTTTTACTTGATGATTCATAAACTTCAAAAGTTGGGTCAGTTGTTGCTCTAACACGACCAACTACTTCTAGCTTTTGGCTTGGTGACGAAGTTCCTATACCTACGTTGCCTGAAGCATCTATTCTGACTTTTTCAGTACCACCCATGTTGAAATGTACATCAAGGGCATCAATATCTAATGATTTATATCCTGTACCTGCTCTGTCAAAACTAAACAAAATGTTCCTGTTATGTGCGTGTTGAGGGATAATTTCTACACCAGTATTACCACCATCAGAAACCGATAACAAACTAGCAGGCGAACTCGTTCCGATGCCGACGTTGCCTGAGCTGTCTATAGTAAATGGTTGTCTAGAATCAGTTTGATCGTATATTTGTAGCTGACCACCATTAGTAATAAGTCGGTAATGTCCTTCGCTATTTTTTAAATCTAGACTGGCTTGGTTGCCATCAGTACATTCAACTAATGATGTTACAGTAGCACCAGAGCCCTGAACATGTAGTCTGGTTGTTGGGTGGTTTGTGCCTGTTAATCCAACACCAACATTACCACCATTAAAGGTCATGTGTGCATTAGAACCATTACCATCTGCGAACAATCTTGTTCTTGTACCATCATCATGAAAAGCAGCCCTAAAGGTTGTGCCATTAGCTGCATATAAATATAGCCCTGTTGTGCCATTTATATTTATTTGACCTGTACTTGTAATATTACCACTTGAGATAGTACCAATATTAGTTAGGTTTCTTGTATTACTGTCTATAAGTTTTGCAGAACTTCCACCATCATTCTGACTATAGAAACCATCAGTGCCTACATAAAACTTAGTAGCACCATCAACTTGGAAAGCTAGAACTGTATTAGCAACTTCGTTGTTATGATCTGCACCTATAAATAATGAACCATTACTAGAACTTGCTGAAATACGACTATCAGCATTTGTGTCAGTATCTGTTAAGTTAATAAAAGGGTTAGTATTTGATAAATATATATTTTTAGAAAAAGTTACAATTTCATTTGAACCATCAATTCTTAGATAGTCTGCTAAACCACCACTCCCATCATCTGACTGTAAAACTATATCTGCATTATTTGCTTGGTTTCTTATTACTAAATGACCTGTTGCATTATCTAGGTATGAATCATACCCAGTATGATATATTGCAAAATCACTACTCGTACCTAATTTAATTCTTTTAGTATCAGGCATGAGGATAGATTCAAGGTTTATCAGGTTTCTTGAGCTGTCTATTACATCAGTTGAACTATGTTTTAAATTGCCACCAAAATTAATATCTCGCCATTTTCTGCTAGAAATACCAAGATCAACTATATTGTCTAAGCCAGCATTTGTGGTTGGTTGCCAAGGATATACTGCGTTTACACTTGCGTTGAACAGCACACCTGTATCGCCACTACCTATTGCCATCTGGACACCAGAAACCCCAACAGCCCTGCCAACTTCTGTTGATCCTTCAAACCATCTTTGGAGTAAAGAGCTTTGTGATTGCACATCTATTTGGTCATGTGCAAAAAGTTTACCAATATGATGTTCTGAGGTTGGGTCATTAGAAGTATCAAATAGAGTTGTACCTGTTGTGATTGTTCCTGAAGATAATGTTCCTGAACTTGTCCAATTACTGCCCTGTCTAGTTATTGCACTTACACTTATTCTGCCGTAATCACCTACTCTAAGCCAAACATACATATTGCCAGAGCCATCATCAATTAATACTACTTTGACATTATTAGAACCTACAGCATCATCATCACCTTCATACCACCAATTTCCTCTTGCTGTTCCACTTCTTTGGGCAAAACTGAAATGTATTTTAGGGCTTTCTGTTGTTGTGCCATAATCGTAAGCAAAACAAACAGTACCTTCTATCGCACCATCTGCACTAGAATTATTTTCTATTTGTCCAAGTAGGAAGTCACCCCCACCTGAATTTGTTGCAACATAATAGTATCTATGTGAATTGTCACCATTATTCATTTGCAGATTACCACCTTGTATTGTGTGTCTGCCAGTATTTGAGATAGTTCCAATATTGGTTAGGTTTCTTGAGCTGTCTATTACTGTGGTTGAACCAATACGATAACCATTAGCATAAACATTATTGATATTGGTTAAGTTGCCAGATGTATCGAGTATTGTACCTCGTGTAGTTTCTGCAATCGCACCTGTTACTGTTATACCTGTTGAGGTTGTGGCTAGTTTAAGTGAGTTGTCGTAATACAAACCAGTTTCAGCATCAGTAATACCTTTAAATAAAATTTGACCATTAGTGGTAGTTAGATATAGGTTTGTACCTGATAGTGTTAGATTGCCTACACCATTATCTTTAACATAACTATGGCTACCATCGTGGTAGATTTCTAAATCACCAGCATTACCAGCAATAAATTTAACATTATCTGGTACTTGTACTGTGTGACTAAATTTGAATAAATCGTTGGTAGCATCCCACAAAATAGTAGCATCATTAGAAGCATCGACAGCATCTTGGATAGTAAGACCTGCACCATCGGCTGAAGCTGAAGTATCTCCTAAGCCTTTGTTAAGGGTTATGTTTTTGTCTTCGACATCTAGGGTTGCTGTGTTGAGTGTTGTTGTTGTTCCGTTGACTGTAAGGTTGCCCCCTATGGTTGCATTACCACCAAGGTAAAGGTCTTTAAATTGTGCTGATGATGCACCTAAGTCTATGGCATTATTAGTAGAAGCATTAGTTGTAACATTCCAAGGTATTAAACCTGCACCTGTATCGAATCTAAGAGCTACATCAGCATCACCAATAGTCAAGTCACCAAAAATAGTACCAATACTACCGACAAGAGTGTCGTTTTTGGCAAATTTTAAAATATTACCATCAGATGTTTTTCTGTTTAAGTATAAAGGTTCTCCACCATCTCTAGCGATAGAAGCAAAACCTGAAGCACCATCAAATCTAAAACCAACTGTAGCATTATCAACTGCTGTTTTACCTATAAGTAGTCTGCCTGAACTGTCTATTCTGGCTCTTTCAGCACCATTAGCATGTAAAGCTAAAGGAGTTGACCCACCAATTGCAGAAACTCTTGCTTCACTAGATGTTGCTTGTAATTGCATAGCATCTGTACCATTTTCTTGCAATTTAACTCTAGTATCAGAAGCATGATTAACAACTAAACTTCTGTCTGGCGAACTCGTTCCGATGCCGACGTTGCCACCATTAGTTATGGTTAAACGTTCAGAACTGCTTGTGTTATCCACAATTCTAAACCTATTGTTAGAATCCATTACAGTTAAAGAAAAACTTTTGGTTGAAGAAGCATTGTCAATACGAACAGTACCATTGCTTCCTACAACATGCAGATTAGAACTTGGCGAACTCGTGCCGATGCCAACTTTTCCTGAAGCATCTATTCTGACTTTTTCACCATTATTTGTGAAAAACTTCATAGCATTTGCTGGATGGTCATATAACACTATTCCACTAGCTTCCTCGTTTTGGTCGCCTAAGAAAATACCTGAATAACCAGTATTAGGTGCCATGATAGAAAGAACTGTGCCAGCAGAATTACTGCCTTCAATAATAGCTGCTGTTCTGCCATTATAAGAGCCTGAGAATCCTGAACTACCATTTTGAACGTGTAGCTTACCATTTGGCGAACTCGTTCCGATGCCCACGTTGCCTGAACTGTCTATTCTGAGACGTTCAGTATGCGTTGCATCATGTGGGCTAGTATGAAATGCTAATCCTACTTTTCTGTTGAAACCCAGTGAATCTTCAGATACTCCATAGATTGCTGCAGATTTTTGATTATTGGTAGTTCCATCTGTTCTACCAAGAAATCTTAATCCCCATTTAGCTCCAGTATTAGATGTTGTTCCTGCGTTTTCTCCATATCCTGCTCTAATAATATTTACATCATTAACACTATTAGAGTTCATTAATGAGCTAGTTACATCAGTGTTTAATTGTGTGTCCAACTTAGCACTTGGCGAAGTCGTGCCGATGCCGAGACCTGTGTTAGTTAATCTAATTTTTTCTGTCGGTGCTGCATTAGAACCAGAAAGTCCTATTGCTAGTGCATGGTCATTACCTGATGCATTTGTAGATACAGTTTGTAAATAAGACCTTACTCCTGCACCGCCTGAAGAACCATCATTTCCATAAAACTCAATTTTACCAATAGAGCCACCTGATGTTTGTGGGTCTGTCGTATCTTCTAATCTTATAACTGGACTAGCACTACTTATGTGTAGCTTCTCACTTGGCGAAGTAGTTCCTATGCCTAGTTTTCCATCATCGGATTTAAATACTTGAATAGCACCAGCTGAATTAGAAAATTGTAGCCCATATGTCGATGTTGATTGATACCAATTTGATAATATTCTATCGTTAGTTCTAATTTTACCATTTACA